CAGCTAAAACTACAATTGGAAAATCAAGAACAAAAATTAATCCAAAGATTTTAGCAACTAGATCAATTGGAGATACAGTTAAATCTGTTGTTAAAAAAGGAATTGGATTTGGAGCAGCAGGTGCAGCTCTAGCTGGAGGTGCATACGTTCTAGGTGCAGAAGGAAGAAGATATAACTTAGCTCCTAAAACTGGAGAGGGTAGAGATTTGAGATCTCCTGTAATTTATAGTGGTTTAGAAGATTTTTAATGTCAGAAGAAATTAAAACAGAAACAGTAACTGAAGAAGTTAAATCTAATCTAGGTGGTAAGAGACCTGGAGCTGGGAGACCTATAGGACCACGTAAACAGAAACAATGGCAAATGGTTGAAACACTAGCAACTAAGTATCAACAATCACCTTTAGATTATATGCTATCTGTGTTAAACTGTCCAAAGACTTCACCAGAAAGAAAATTATATGCAGCAGAAAAAGCAGCACCATTCGTACATCCTAAACTTGCTAACTCAACAAGCACAGTAGGATTTGATGGAAAGCTCAATATCAAAGTCAAGTGGGAAGATTAAAACCTACGAAGTTTCTGTAGGCTATAAACCAAGACCATTACAAAGACAAGTACATGAATCATTAAAAAGATTTAATGTATTAGTTTGTCATAGACGATTTGGTAAATCCGTTTTAGCAATAAACGAATTAATCAAAACAGCTACAACAAAGCCAAGATCTAAACTTGCATACATAGCTCCAACTTACAGACAAGGTAAAGCTATTGCTTGGGATTATTTAAAATTTTATACAAGACCACTAATGGCATTTGGTGGTGATCGTAATGAATCTGAACTACGAGTAGATTTATATAACGAATCAAGAATACAAATTTACGGAGCTGATAACGCAGATTCACTTCGAGGAATGGGATTTAATGGTGTAGTACTCGATGAGTATGCAATCATGTCTCCAAGAGTTTGGACTGAAATTATTAGACCTGCTATCTCAGATACAAATGGTTGGGTAATTTTTATTGGAACTCCAATGGGACACAATCAATTCTGGGAAGTTTATGACTACGCAAAACGTGGAAATAAAGATTGGTTCGGACAATTATACCGAGCTTCAGAAACTGAAATTATTCCTGCTAATGAGTTAATAGAAGCTCAGGCAATAATGACTGAGGAGCAATACAATCAAGAATTTGAATGTTCCTTTACTGCTGCTGTTAGTGGAAGTTATTATGGTAAATTAATTACAGCTGCAGACAATGCTAATAGAATTACTAAAGTACCATATGATCCTGAAATACCAGTTGAGACTTGGTGGGATTTAGGTATTGGAGATTCAACATCTATTTGGTTTGTTCAAAGAGTTGCTGAAGAATTACATGTTATAGATTATTACGAAACTTCAGGTGAAAGTTTATATCACTATGCAGAAGTTTTAGAGAAAAAAAATTATAAATATAATAGACATGTAGCTCCACACGATATAGTAGCTAGAGAACTTGGTACTGGTAAATCAAGATTAGAAGTAGCTTTAGAAATAGGAATTGATTTTGAGATCGCTGCAAAGCTTGAAGTAGATCACGGAATTGAAAGTGTTAGAAATACTTTACCTTATTGTTATTTCGATAGAGAGAATTGTAAGATAGGATTAGATGCATTACGTCAATACCGCAAACAATGGGATGAACGTAATCAAGTATTTAAAAATAAACCTTTGCATGATTGGTGTTCACACGCTGCTGACGCATTTAGATATGGATGTGTACACAGTCCCATTGATACAAGTCAATGGACAAAACCAATTTATGTAGATACAAAATATATAGTATGAAAACTGAACGAGAAATTATAGCGATATTAAATAAAGAGATAAGATCATCAACTGGATTTATAGGTGGTGAGATTGTTAATAGAAGAAAAAAATCATTAGAATATTATTTAGGTAAACCTTTCGGTAACGAAGTAGAAGGTAGATCACAAGTAGTAAGCACAGATGTATCTGATACAGTTGAAAGCTTATTGCCTTCATTAATGAGAATATTTACTGCAGGTGATAATGTATTTCATTGTGAACCAGTAGGAATTGAAGATAGTGAAACTGCTAGACAATGTTCAGATTATCTTAACTATATTTTCTATAAAGAAAATTCAGGATTTACAGCTTTATATACTGCATTTAAAGATGCGTTAATTCAACGTAATGGAATTTTAAAAATTTATTGGGATGATTCTCAAAAGACTACAAGAGAAGAATATAAAAGATTAACTACAGATGAATACAATCTTTTAGTTAATGATAAAGAAATAGAAATTGCAGAACATTCTGAGTACGAAGAATCATTACTAGATGATAACAATAACGAAATAGATAAAATTACATACCACGATATAGTTGTTAAAAAAACAGTATCGTTTGGTCAAGTTAGAATTGAACCTGTACCACCAGAAGAATTCTTAATTGAACGTCAAGCTAAGAGTATTGATTCAGCTAATTTTGTTTGTCATAGAACAAACATGACTAGAACTGCATTAATCGAAATGGGATTTGATAAAGATGAAATTAATAAATTACCAACTGGTAACTCAATAGATTACTTAGAAGATAACCAAGTTAGATTTCAAGAAGATCTTGTTGGCTTAAATGATGATGGTGATAAATCAAGCGATGAAATTTTAATTCATGAATGTTACACTAGAATAGATATTAATGATGATGGTAAATCAGAATTAGTAAAAATTTTATTAGCTGGTGATGGAACATATAAAGCATTAAGTATTGAAGAAGTAGATTCAATGCCTTTCATTTCTATAACTCCAGTTATAATGCCACACAGATTTTATGGCAGATCAGTATCTGAGTTAGTTGAAGATATACAATTAATTAAATCTACTGTTATGAGACAGATGTTAGATAATATGTATCTAACTAATAACAATAGAATTGCTGTACAAGACGGACAAGTTTCACTAGATGATCTATTAACAAATAGACCGGGCGGTATTGTTAGAACAAAACAACCTCCTGCGAATGTTATGATGGCTATGCAAACGCAACCCATTAGTGATCAAGCTGCAAACTTATTAGGATATTTAGATGCAGTTAAAGAAGCTAGAACTGGTATCACAAGACAATCACAAGGATTAGATCCAAATACTTTAAACAAAACTGCAACAGGTATTAACCAAATTCTATCTCAATCACAAATGAGAATGGAATTGATTGCTAGAATATTTGCTGAAACAGGTATCAAAGATTTAGGATATAAAATGTTTGAGCTGATTTGTAAGTATCAACAAAAAGAAAAAATATTAAAAATTCGTGGGAAGTTTATTCCTATGAGACCATTTGAATGGAGAGATAAAGTTAACGTAACTGTAGCTGTAGGACTAGGAACTGGTTCTAAAGAACAGCAATTAATTTTATTAACATCTATTCTTGAAAGACAATTACAAGCTATAAACTTACAACAGAATGTTTATGGCCCAATGGTTAATTTAAGGAACATATATAATACATTAAAGAAACTAATAGAGAACGCAGGGTTAGGTAATGTTGAACCATACTTTATGGATCCAGATGTTGGGCAATCACAAATGCCACAGCTTCCACCTAAACCACCTACTGAGTTTGAAAAGGTTTCATTAGCTCAAGTTCAAGGTCAAAACGAGAGAGAAGTCATCAAAACTAATGTTGAGATGAAACGTATTGAAGCTGAAATGAGAGCTAAATTACTTGATTATGAAATCAAAATTAAAGAATTAGAGCTTAAATATAGCACTAAAATAAATGAGATTGATTTAAAGAACAGATCTATGATAGAAACTCAGAAGCTCCAACAAACTGGAGATATATTTAAAAAAATAATGGAAGGACAGAAAGAGTTTTTTAATGATGGACAACAAACAAATTCCACAACACAACCTGGACCAACAGATTCACAGGGCGAAACAAGCTAGTATTTTACTAGACGAGCCTTTGCTGAAGGAAGCTTTTGAATATCTATCTGAATCTTATAGATCAGAAATATTTAAAACTTCATATTCCGACCACGAACAAAGACAAGTTCTTTGGATGGCATTTAATATGCTAGACAAAATTAAAGGACATCTTGTTAGTGTAATGGAGACTGGCAAACTAGCTGCCGCTGAGCTAGATAACCTAAAACGTCAATCGTAGTAATTACGAAACGATAACCAATGGAGCATATATGGCAGATGATAAATCTGTACAAGGTGCTGCTGAAAAGATACTTGGATTACTGAACCCTAAATCAGGACAATCGGCCCCAGTACTTAAAGCAGAACCATCAGTTGAACTTGAAGATAAAAAATCTCAAGAAGTTTCAAATGACAATCAATCACAGTCTGACGAAATTGTTGAAGAAGCCGTAGCAACTGAGAATACGCAAGAAGAAATAACAGAAGAACCAACACAACAAGAAGAAGTCGAGAAACAAAATCTCCACCGAGTCAAAGTACAAGGTCAAGAGTTAGATGTTACTCTCGATGAACTTAAGTCTGGTTATTCTAGAGATTCAGATTATAGACAAAAAACTCACCAGTTATCACTAGAAAGAAAAAATCTTGAAAGTGAAAAGGAGAGTTTACGTCAGACTTATGATTCTCGAATTAAAGAACTAAATAGTGCAATTCAATCTGCAGATTTACTTTTTAAAGAACAAGTTGGAGTACAAGATCTTAATCGTTTATATGATGAAGATCCTTCTCAAGCTGCCAAGTTGGAGTTTAAGATTAGACAACAACAAGGTCGTATTGGTGAATTAAAGAAGAAAGCAGATGATGCTTTCCAAAGTGAATTCTCACAATACCTTAAAAGAGAAATCAAACTCGCAGAAGAAATGATACCTGAGTTTGCAGATCCAGTTAAATCTACTGAGTTTAAACATAATGCTAAAAAAGTTTTAAGCGATTATGGTTTTAAAGATAATGAAATTTCTTCATTAACTGATCATAGATTTTTATTGGTTCTAAAAGATGCCATGTCTTTTAAAAATGCTAAAGGATCTAAAGACCTATCTGTAAAAAAGATAGTCTCAGCTCCTAAAGTAATTAAAGCTGGTGTTGCCAAACCAAATAGTTCTGCTCGTGATGTCATACAACAAAAAATTGGTAAAGTACGTAAGACTGGTCGCATGGAAGATGCACAGTCTGCGATACTTCAAATGATAACACAAAAAAAATAAGGAAAAATAAATGGCACAACCAACAAACACTTTCGATACTTACGATTCAGTAGGTAATCGAGAGGATTTACAAGATGTGATTTATTCTATCTCTCCAACTGACACTCCTTTTATGAGTGCAGCTGCTAGAGAACAGGTTAAATCTACAAACCACGAGTGGCAAACTGATGCCCTTGATGCAGCTTCTACAAGTAATGCTGTTATCGAAGGTGATGATGTTACTTTAGATGCAGTTGTTGCAACTTCAAGACTTGCTAATAGAACGCAAATCATGGATAAAGCAGTTGTAATTACTGGTACTCAAGAAGCTATCGATAAAGCTGGTAGAGCATCTGAATTAGCATATCAAATTGCTAAAAAGTCGAAAGAACTAAAACGAGACATTGAAGCTACTTTAATGGGTAATCAAGCAAAAGTTACTGGTAACGCAAGTACTGCCAGAAAATTTGCTTCATTAGGATCATGGGTATTTTCTAATGACGTTTTAGGATCTGGCGGTGCATCACCAACTGGTGATGGTACTGATGCTAGAACTGATGGAACACAAAGAGCCTTAACAGAAGATTTACTGAAATCAGTAATTAAATCTGTTTGGAATGCTGGTGGTTCACCTTCTGTTCTAATGACTGGTCCTTTCAACAAACAAAAAGTATCTGGATTCACAGGTGGATCTACTAGATTTGATGCTTCAGAAGATAAAACATTATACGCAAGTATCGATGTTTACTCATCTGACTTCGGTGATCTAGAAGTTGTACCTAATAGGTTCTCTAGAGATAGAGATGCCTATGTTCTGGATATGGATTACTGGGCAGTTGGTTTCTTAAGAGATTTCACTATGCATGAGATTGCAAAATCTGGTGATAGCGAAAAAAGACAGCTTTTAGTTGAGCTTACTTTGATCTCTAGAAACGAAGGTGCAAGTGGTTTAGTTGCAGACTTATCTACATCGTAGTATAATACTTGTGGGGGGAAATAGTTCCCCCTACAAACAAACAATTTTGTTTGGTCTTTGAAGTCTTAAAGGCGGAACGAAGCAAACATAGGAAAAAAAATGCGAACACTTAATGACTACTTTTTAACTGCTAGATTAGCTGATGTATCAGCTGCTAGTTCAGTTAATCTTTCTGTACCTGATGATGGAAAAATTGTTAAAATTATTTCTGTATTAGGTGGAGCAATCACAACAGCTAATTCTGCTGTAACAACTTCTATAAATGGAACTACTGTAACAGGTGGTGGATTTACAGTTGCTTTCTCAGGATCTGCTAATGGAGACATTGATACTGCTGAACCAACAGCTGCTAACAATGTTAAAGAAGAGAT